TTATAACAGGTTCTTTAGTTGATATAGCATTTCGATAGCTTGACGCGGGGTCATGTCATCCAGGTCCAGCTTGCCCAGCTTCTCGATGGCAGGGTGTGGCAGGCTGGCGAACAGGTCGCTCTGGTGCGGGACATGCGGCTCGTCCTTGGCCTTTTGCATCGCCGGTGCTTCATGGGGCAGGCTGGTGGTTTCCAGCCGGCCCAGGTGCTCGCGTGCGCGCAGGATCACTGGCGCTGGCACGCCCGCCAGCTGCGCCACGGCCAGGCCGTAGCTTTGGCTTGCCGGGCCAGGCAGCACGTGGTGCAGGAAAACGATACGTTCATTGTGCTCGGTGGCGTTCAGGTGCACGTTGGCCACCAGCGGTTCACTCTCCGGCAGCACGGTCAGCTCGAAGTAGTGGGTGGCGAAGAGGGTGTAGGCACGCAGCTGGGCCAGGCGCTCGGCGGCGGCCCAGGCCAGCGACAGACCGTCGAAGGTGCTGGTGCCGCGGCCGACTTCGTCCATCAGCACCAGGCTGCGGTCGGTGGCGTTGTGCAGGATATTGGCGGTTTCGCTCATCTCGACCATGAAGGTCGAACGCCCGCCGGCCAGATCGTCGCTGGAACCGATACGGGTGAAGATGCGGTCGACCAGCGACAGTTCGCAGCTGGCGGCCGGGACGAAGCTGCCGATGTGCGCCATCAGCACGATCAGGGCGGTCTGACGCATGTAGGTAGACTTACCACCCATGTTCGGGCCGGTGATGATCAGCATGCGCGTGCTGTTGTCCAGGCCCAGGTCGTTGGCCACGAACGGCGTGGTCAGTACCTGCTCGACCACCGGGTGGCGGCCTTGCTCGATGCGCAGGCACGGCTCGTCGGTGAAGCGCGGGCAGTTCAGGTCGAGGTTCAGCGCGCGCTCGGTAAGGTTGCTGAGCACGTCGATTTCGGCCAGCGCGGCGGCGCTGTCCTGCAGCGGAGCCAGGTGGCTGATGAGGGTTTCCAGCAGCGCGTCATAGAGCATCTTCTCGCGCGCCAGGGCGCGGCTCTTGGCCGACAGCGCTTTGTCCTCGAAAGCCTTGAGTTCGGGCGTGATGAAGCGCTCGGCACCCTTGAGGGTCTGGCGGCGGATGTAGTCGCCCGGTGCCTGCTCGGCCTGCTTGGTCGGCAGCTCGATGAAGTAGCCGTGCACACGGTTGTAACCGACCTTGAGGTTGGCAAGGCCGGTACGGGCCTTCTCGCGGGTTTCGAGGTCGATGAGGAACTGGCCGGCGTTCTCACTGATCGCCAGCAGCTCGTCCAGCTCGCTGTCGTAACCGGCCTTAAGCACACCGCCATCGCGAATCACCGCCGGCGGGTTGTCGATGACGGCACGTTCCAGCAGGCTCGCCAGCTCCGGGTAGGTACCGGTGATGGCCGCCAGGCGTGCCAGGTGCGGCGCCTCCAGCTCGCTCATGGCGTTCTGCAGCTCGGGCAGGGCGCCAAGGGCGTCGCGCAGGCGCGCCAGGTCACGCGGGCGGGCATTGCGCAGGCCGATACGGGCGAGGATCCGCTCGATATCGCCGATTTCCTTGAGCTGCGGTTGCAGCTTTTCGAAGCGGTAGCCGTCGAGCAGGCAGCGTATCGAGTCTTGGCGTGCCTGCAGCACCTTGGGGTCGCGCAGCGGGCGGTTCAGCCAACGGGTCAACAGGCGGCTGGCCATGGCGGTCTGGCAGCGGTCGATTACCGATTGCAGCGTGTTGTCGCGACCGCCGGCCAGGTTGACGTCCAGTTCCAGGTTACGGCGGCTGGCGCCGTCAAGGATGACCGTGTCGTCCAGACGTTCGTGGCGCAGGCTGCGCAGGTGCGGCAGGGCCGTGCGCTGGGTTTCCTTGGCGTAAGTCAGCAGGCAGCCGGCGGCACCGATGGCCAGGGTCAGCTTGTCGCAGCCAAAGCCCTTGAGGTCCTTGGTTGCGAACTGCTGGCACAGGGCCTTGCGCGCCGAATCGCGGTCGAAGTCCCACGGCGCGCGGCGACGTGCACCGGGGCGCTTCTCGGCCGGCAGGTCACGCGGCCAGTCGTCGGGGATCAGCAGCTCCACCGGGTTCAGGCGCTCGAGTTCGGCCAGCAGGTTTTCCCAGCCTTTGATCTCTTGCACGCTGAAGTTGCCGCTGGTGATGTCCAGCACCGCCAGGCCGAACAGGCGTTCGTCACCGAGCAGGGCGGCGATCAGGTTGTCGCGGCGCTCGTCGAGCAGGGCCTCGTCACTGACCGTGCCGGGGGTGATGATGCGCACCACCTGGCGTTCCACCGGACCCTTGCTGGTGGCCGGGTCGCCGATCTGTTCGCAGATCACCACTGACTCACCAAGCTTGACCAGCTTGGCCAGGTAGCCCTCCAACGAATGGAACGGAATGCCGCACATGGGGATCGACTGGCCGGCCGACTGACCGCGCGCGGTCAGGGTGATGTCCAGCAGTTTTGCGGCTTTCTTCGCATCTTCGTAGAAGATCTCGTAGAAGTCGCCCATGCGGTAGAACATCAGCTGGTCCGGGTGCTGGTTTTTCAGCTTCCAGTACTGCTGCATCATTGGTGTGTGTGCGGAAAGATCAGACATTCAGGGCCTTACAGCGGGTGATCTGGTTGGCGATTATCAAACCGGCAATGGTACAGGCTTTTTCAACCAGATGCAGGCGCAGGCCATGGGGCGTGAGCGCGCAGTCAGGCGCATTGCATTTGCCGGCGCATGGCTGCATTATGCACGCTATGCAAAAACGCAACGTAGCCACCGTACTCAGAGAACTGCTCGACCGCCACGGCCTGTCCCCGACGGAGCTGCACCGGCGCACGGGCGTCCCTCAATCCACCTTGTCGCGAATTCTCAGCGGCAAGATCGTCGACCCTTCCGATAAGCACGTGTCGAAGATAGCCGACTACTTCGGTGTGAGCACCGAGCAGTTGCGCGGGCGTGCCGAGCTTGGCGAGTCGCGCGAAGCGGCGCTGCCGGCCCACGGCCATGCCGACCTCAGCGACATCAGCCTGTGGGACGATGAAACCCCCGTCGAGGATGACGAGGTGTCGGTACCTTTCCTTCGCGAGGTCGAATTGGCAGCTGGATCAGGAAGATTCGTCATCGAAGAGAGCGAGCGTGCGCGCCTGCGTTTCGGCAAGCGCAGCCTGCGCCACAATGGCGTGCAGTTCGACCAGGCCAAGTGTGTGACCGTGCGCGGCAATAGCATGCTGCCGGTATTGCGCGATGGTGCGACGGTGGGTGTGAACACCGGCAAATGCTCGATCGGCGACATCATTGATGGCGACCTCTATGCCATCAACCATAACGGCCAGCTGCGCGTGAAGCAGGTCTACCGCCTGCCTACCGGCATCCGCCTGCGCAGCTTCAACCGCGATGAACACCCCGATGAGGACTACAGCTTCCAGCAGATGCAGGACGAGCAGATCAGCCTGCTCGGGCATGTGTTCTGGTGGGGCATGTACGCTCGCTGACGATCTCTCTCCAAGAAACCCGCTTCGGCGGGTTTTTTTTTGCTTGCAGAAAATACCTACAAGCCAGGTAGTGCATGGCCTGCATGCATATAAGTAAAAATAAACGCATAGAAATTTGAAGAAATGCATTGACTGCATATGCATGAATGCATAGCCTGTGTCTCAAGCCGGACGGAAACCGGTTGTTACACAGGCAGCGATGGACAGGCCTCAACTGTCCAGAGGGTTGGCAACTGGCCCGGGTGTGCAGCGTAAAGCACCGCGAACAGTTATCCGGCGGGCAGGCGGCCGCGGTCGGAGTCACCAATTTGTAGCGGAACCGCACGGCGTCACCAGTCGTGGCCGGCGGTTCGACAACGCATTACTGAAAAGCCTGGCGAGCCGGGCTTTTTGGAATGCCGAGGCTTTTGAAATATGCAGAGTACCCACAACCCGTCTGTTGGCCCCGCCAACAGGCATTACACAGGAGACAGGACAGTGACGAACGAGCAACAAGCGTTACTGGAGATGCCGCTCTGGCTGGTAATCGTCCTGGCATTGCTGGGCGGCCTGAGCGGCGAGATGTGGCGGGCCGACAAGGCCGGGGCCACGGGCTGGTCGCTGCTGCGACGGCTGGCGCTGCGCTCCGGGGCCTGCATGGTCTGCGGCGTGTCGACGGTGATGCTGCTGTATGCCGGCGGCCTGTCGATCTGGGCGGCCAGTGCATTGGGCTGCATGACTGCAGTTGGCGGCGCCGATGTCGCCATGCGCCTTTACGAACGTTGGGCGATCCGGCGCCTGGGCTTGCGCGAAACCACGGAAGCGGACGAGCGATAAGGAGAATATGCATGAGCGAATTGGCCACCTTGCATGCGGCCGTGACCGCAACCATTCGTGAGGCGATGCCGGAACTGGCCTCGGTCGATGCCTATACAGCTGTAGGAAATGCCCCGGAGCGACCGGCGCTGCGCCATGGCATCGTGCAGATGACGGCAGATGCAGCTCCGCGCGATGGTCGCTCGGTGTTGATCGCCACCTTCGAGGCGGACATCACCGCCGACAGCGCCAACCCCGAAGCGCGGCTGCAGGGCAGCCTGCTCGCTGCACAACTGATGGACCTGCTGCGTCAGCAGCATTGGGCACTGGATTTCGTCGAAGCCAGCCGCAACGTGCAGGCGCAGTTCGAAGGCAGCGCATGGACCGTGCGTTGGGACCAGCCGGTGCTGCTTGGCGAGGCCCGATGGAACTGGCCGGACCAGCCACCCGGTAGCCTGGTGCTGGGCTTCGCACCCGATACCGGCTTGGGCAACGAAGCGCATTACATCGCCCCGGAGGACTTGGCATGAGCTACGTGAGCGCCATGCACGACCGCATGCTCGCATGCCTGATCATTCCTTGCAGGGTGGTGGCAGTGGACCTTGCCGCCGCCCGGGTGCGAGTGTCCGACGGCAGTGGCTGGACCAGCGCCTGGTTGCGCTGGCACGCCCAGGCTGCTGGCCAGGCCCGGCACTGGCGTGCACCGAGCTTGGGCGAGCAGGGCGTGCTGCTCAGCCCCAGTGGCGAGCCGGCCCAGGGCACCTTCCTGCCAGGTCTCTATGGCAACGCCGGCAGTGCGGCGGATAACCGCGAGCATGCCGAGGTCTGGCGTTTCGCCGATGGCGGTTCGCTCAGCTATGACTGGCAGGCCAGCCACTACGACATCCAGCTGCCTGGCGGCAGCGCGACGATTCAGGTCGGCGCCAGCACCGTGCAGGTCAACGAGGGCGCAATCAACCTCAAGGCGGTAGCGATCAACCTCACTGGCAAGGTCACGGTCGACGGCCCACTGCAAGTCAGCGGCGACATCAACGGCGGTGGGCGGATCATCGATACCGCCGGCAACACGGCCAACCACAAACATTGAATGAAGCCCGCCGATGCGGGCTTCTTCATATCAGGAGAGTGCCATGCATACCCATGAACAGGGCGGTGCACCATGATCGGCATGGACCGCCGCAGCGGCCAGCCGCTTACCGGCATCGATCATGTGCGCCAGTCCATCGAAGACATCCTCACCACACCGCTGGGCAGCCGGCGCATGCGCCCGGACTACGGCAGCCAGTTGCGGCGCTTCGTCGATTTGCCGGTCAACGAAGGCTGGAAGAGTGCCGTGCAGGCCGAAGTGGCTCGCGCACTGGGCCGCTGGGAACCACGTTTGCAACTAGAGCGGGTCAAGGTCGTCGCCGTGCTCGACGGCCAGGTCAGCCTGGCCTTGAGTGGTCGCTACCTGGGCGATGAAGCGTTGCTGGAGGTGAGTGTATGAGCCAGGTCGACCTGTCGAAACTGCCAGCTCCCCAGCTGTTGGAGGACCTCGACTATGAAGCCCTGTATCAGGCCGATCTGGGCACCTTCCGCGAATACCTGGGCGACGCCTGGAATGCAAATCTGGAGAGTGACCCGGTCACCAAACTGCTTGAGGTCGGTGCCTACCGCAAGCTGCTCAACCGGGCGCGTATCAATGACGCCGCCAAGGCGCTGCTGCTGGCCTACGCGCAGGGCAGTGACCTGGACCAACTGGCCGCCAACGTCAGCCTGCAGCGCCTGGTGATCCAGGCCGAGGACCTGGCCAGCGTCCCGCCCGTCGAGGCCTTGCTGGAGTCGGACGATGCCCTGCGTGAGCGGGTACAACTGGTCTATGAAGGGCTGACCACAGCTGGTCCACGCAACAGTTACATCCTGCATGCCCGCAACGCTTCGGGGCAAGTGGCTGACGCCACCGCCGAGAGCCCGTCGCCGGCTGTGGTGGATGTCACCGTGCTGGGCCTGGAGGGCGATGGCCAGGCCAGCGCCGAGCTGCTGGCGCAGGTGGCCGCGTACCTCAATGACGACGACATCCGCCCGGTGGCCGACCGGGTCAATGTGCGCAGTGCCGAAATCCTGCCCTATCGCATCGAGGCCGTGCTGTACCTGGCCGACAGCGGTCCTGAGTACGAGGCGATCCTCGCCGAATGCCAGCGTCGTCTAGAAGCCTGGATCAATCCACGGCGTCGGCTGGGCGTGGAAGTGGCCCGCTCGGGCATCGATGCCCAGCTGCATATCGATGGTGTCAGCCGGGTCGAGTTGAGCGGCTGGGCCGACATTCGCCCGAGCAAGGCGCAGGCGGCCTGGTGCAGCGGCTTCACCTTGAAGCGGGGTGGCTGACATGCAGAGCTTGTTGCCGCTCAACCGTACAGCGCTGGAGCGGGCCATCGAAGTGGCGGCTGACGAGGACCTGAAAGTCAGCCTGCGCCGGCTCTACAGCCCCGACAGCTGCCCGGCGCACCTGCTTTATCACCTGGCCTGGGCCTGGTCGGTGGACCGCTGGGAAGACAGCTGGAGCGACGAGATCAAGCGTTCGGTGATCCGCTCGGCGTTCTTCGTTCACGCCCACAAAGGCACTCTCGGTGCGCTCAGGCGGGTGGTGGAACCGTTCGGCTACCTGATCGAGGTGCAGGAATGGTGGCAAGCCACACCGCCCGCACCGGCGGGCACCTTCGCTTTGAAGATCGGCGTCTCCGATGCCGGTATCAGTGAAAGCACCTATCAGGAACTGTCATCGCTGATCGACGACGCCCGGCCAGTCAGCCGCCACCTGACCGGCCTGGTGATCAGCCTGGAAAGCCGTGGCGCCCTTCATGTCGGCTGCGCGATCCAGGACGGCGACGAACTGGACATCTACCCGCTGACGCCCCGTGACATCGAGGTCATGGGCGTCATAGGCCGCGGTGGCCGCGAACATACAATCGATACCTTGGACATTGCACATGGTTGACCAGACTTCTCAGTTCTACGCCATCCTCACCAATGTGGGGGCGGCGAAACAGGCCAATGCCGATGCCTTGGGCATTGCCTGGAAAATCACCCAGATGGGGGTTGGCGATGCCAACGGCAGCGACCCCACCCCCAATGCCACCCAGACCAGCCTGATCAACGAATGGCGCCGCGCGCCGTTGAACCAGCTGAAGGTGGATGACAAGAACAGCGCGATCATCATTGCCGAGCAGGTCATTCCGGCGGATGTCGGCGGTAAGTGGATCCGCGAGATCGCGCTTTATGACGCCGACGGTGACATGGTGGCTGTGGCCAACTGTGCGCCGACCTATAAACCGTTGTTGAGCCAGGGCTCGGGACGTACCCAGGTGGTGCGGATGAACCTGGTGGTCAGTAGTGCCAGTAACGTGCAGCTGAAGATTGATCCGGCGGTGGTGCTGGCCACGCGTGAGTACGTCGACAGCCGGCTTATTGAGGAAATCAGCAAGCTGGACAACAAGGAGTCGGTACGCGCGGCCACCACGGCCAATATCACCCTGTCGGGGCTGCGGACGGTCGACGGTGTTGTGCTTGCGGCGGGGGATCGGGTCCTGGTCAAGAACCAAACCGAAGGTAAGGAAAACGGTTTGTATGTCGTGGCAGCTGGTGCTTGGTCGCGTACTTCCGATGCGGACACCAGCGCCGAGGTAACGCCAGGGTTGGTGGTGGCGGTTGAGCAGGGCGCGATCCAAGCCGATACGATCTGGCAGTTGATTACCGATGCCCCGATTGTATTGGGCACCACGGCGCTGACCTTCCGTGACATTACCGACGGTTTCGCCCGTCTTATGTCGCCGGCCTTCACAGGCACGCCGACGGCGCCTACGCCGCCGCAGTTCGACTCGACGCAGAAAGTGGTCAACGCCGAGTTTCTCAAGCGGATGGGGGTGGAGTACGGCGGTTACGTGAACTACCCCGTATCGACGACCCTGACCCCGGCAGATTGCGGCAAGTTGGTCGCTTTCGGACATCCGACTAATCCGCTGGTCGCAACACTTCCGACAGGCGGAGACATCACGCCGGGCGTAACCGTAACGGTCCTTTGCTCCCAGGGCACGCTCACTGTGACTGCGGCAAGCGGTGACTCGATTGGCGCGATCAGTGCGCCGGGCAATATCGCTCTGGCTCAGGGTGACACCGCTGAGTTCATCCGCAATGGCACCAACTTGTGGTACCTGATCGGCGGGTCAGTACTGCTCAAATACTCCTACGTGATGCGTGGCGCGAACTGGACTACCCAGGCGCAGTTCGATGCCCGCGGTGCACTGGCAACCACAGAGTTTGTTCAGCGGGCGCTGGGTAGCTTCAGCGGCCAGCGAGGCATAAATGCGGCCTATACGGTGGTTCCAGCAGATGCCGGTAAGTTGTTGAGTCTCAGTGGCTCGGGCTACGCAATAACTCTGCCCGCGACAGCAGCATTCGCCGTCGGTGCCTCGGTTCGGTTCGTGAACTACGGTACCGGTGTTATCACGGTGAGCGGCCCAGGTCTGACCGCCTCGGTGCCTATTGGCATAGGCGATGCGCTGGAGGTTATGGCGACTTCCAGCGGCTGGATGCTGATCGGCGGCAGCGCCTTGCTTAATTCCAGTTCTGGCTTTGCCAGTGCCTTGACGGCGGGTGGTCATCAAAAACTACCTACCGGATACATCGAGCAATGGGGGACGGCGCAAGTGCCTGCTAACGGAACCCTGGACATCACCTTGCCGACTACTTTCCCCACGCAATGTTATGGCGTGGTTTGCCAGTATTCCATCGGCCTTGGCGGTAAAGCGGGCCGGCTCGGGGGGGCGCCTATTACCACCTCGGTTATTCGTATCGAGTGTGCATTGCCCGGAGAAGGTGGTTCGCAGAACGTGTATTGGAAGGCTTGGGGGAAATAAGGAGAAACCATGTATTTTTATTCAGCGACAACCCGTGGTTTTTACGATCGGGCGACTCACGGGGCTGATATGCCGCCCGATGTTTGCGAGGTCAGTACCGATGAATATGGCCGGCTGATGGAAGCTCCTAGTCAAGGGCGCGTCATCGTTCCTGATCACAAGGGCCGTCCGGTGGTTGCTGATGCGCCTGGCTTGGGTTTCGAACAGCAATGCGCGGTCGAGCGTGCTTGGCGTGATGACATGTTGTTAAAGGCCTGCGCCGTGCGTGACCGGCACCGTGACGAGCAAGAGCTGTCCCGGCCTACCACCTTGACCCAGGAGCGATTTGTGGAGCTGATGCGGTATATCCAGAAACTGCGCGACTGGCCCCAGTCCCCCGGCTTCCCCATTGAAGGGCAGCGACCCGTAGACCCGGCCTGGCTCGCTGAACAACCCTGAAACGCCCCGCACTGACGGGGCGTTTTCTTTTTCCGCTGTACCACATAGCCCTGCACCGCGGGGCCTTTTCATATCTGGAGTAAACCTACATGAGTGGATTCTTCCACGGCGTCACCGTAACCAACGTCGACACCGGTGCCCGCAGCATCGCGCTGCCTTCTTCCTCGATCATCGGCCTGGTCGACACCTTCACCGAAGGCGCTGGCGTCACGGCCAAGGCCAACGACCTTGTTCTGATCACCAGCGAGCGCGAAGCCGTCGCCGCCTTCGGCGAAAACGCCGCCATCACCAAGGCCTGCCGGGCCATCTACACCCGCGCCAAGGCGGTCATCGTAGCCTGCGGTGTAGCCAAGCTCGAAGATGCCGCCGAGCAAACCGCCGCGATCATCGGCAGCGTTCAGGCCGATGGCAAACGCACCGGCCTGCAGGCGCTGCTCGACGGCAAGAGCCGTTTCAATGCCCAACCGCGCCTGCTGGCCGCACCACGTCACAGCGCCACCCAAGCAGTGGGCACCGCACTGGTAGCCCTGGCCGACAAACTGCGCGGCATTGCCATTATCGACGGCCCAAATACCACCGACGAGGCGGCCCTCGACTACGCCAAGAACTTCGGTGCCAAGCGCGCCTTCCTGGTCGATCCGGGTGTGCAGTACTGGGACAACGGCGAGGAGGCCACCGTCGATGCGCCGGGCTCGGCCTGGGTCGCCGGCCTGTTCGCCTGGACCGACAGCGAATACGGCTTCTGGGCCTCGCCGTCGAACAAGGAATTCGTCGGCATCACCGGCACCACCCGCCCGGTTGAGTTCCTCGACGGCGACGACAGCTGCCGCGCCAACCTGCTGAACAACGCCAACATCGCCACCATCATCCGCGACGACGGCTTCCGCCTGTGGGGCAACCGCACTCTGTCCAGTGACCCGAAATGGGCCTTCGTCACCCGCGTGCGGACCATGGACATCGTCATGGACGCGATCCTCTACGGCCACAAGTGGGCTGTCGACCGCGCCATCACCGCCACCTACGTCAAGGACGTCACCGAAGGCTTGCAAGCCTTCATGCGCGACCTGAAGAACCAGGGCGCGATCATCAACTTCGAGGTCTTCGCCGACCCGGATCTGAACACGGCCAGCCAGCTCGAGCAGGGCAAGGTGTACTGGAACATCCGCTTCACCGACGTACCGCCTGCCGAAAACCCTAATTTCCGCGTTGAAGTCACTAACCAGTGGCTGACCGAAGTCCTCGATTCCGCCGCTTAAGGAGCGCATCTACATGGCAATGATTCCCGAAACCCTGGCCAACCTGAACCTGTTCGTCGACGGCGTCAGCTTCCAGGGCGATGTGCCCAGCCTGACCCTGCCCAAACTCACCCTGAAGATGGAAGAACACCGCCCCGGCGGCATGGACATGCCGGTCGAGATGGACCTGGGTATGGAGAAACAGGAAGCGGCCTTTACCACCACAGGCGTGCGCCGTGAAGCGCTGAAATTCTTCGGCCTGGCCGATGGCACCGGTTTCAACGGCACCTTCCGCGGCGCCTTCAAGGGCCTCAAGGGCAAGATCAACCCGGTGGTGGTCACCCTGCGTGGCACCCTGAAGGAAATCGACATGGGCGACTGGAAGTCCGGCGACAAGGCCGAGATCAAGCACAGCGTTGGCCTGACCTACTACAAGCTCGAAGTCGATGGCCGCCTGATCTATGAAATCGACGCCCTGGGCATGAAGCGCGTGATCGACGGCGTCGACCAACTGGCCGCCCAGCGTGCTGCGCTTGGCCTGTAAGGAGGCGATCATGGCTCAAGCGAAAAAGCAGCCGCAATGGCTGACCCTCAGTGCCGACCGCGTCACCGTGCGCCTGTCGCGCCCCAGCGAAGCCAATGGCGTGCAGGTCGACAGCCTGTCACTGCGGACGCCGACAGTGCGCGATATACGCAATGCCCAGGCCGGCGGCGCGGCAAATGACGAGCAGCGCGAGCTGAACCTGTTCGCGTCGCTGGCCGAAGTCGGCATCAAGGACCTCGAAGGCCTCGCCTTGAAAGATTATGGCCGCCTGCAAAGCGGCTATTTTCGCCTGGTGCAGGACGACGAACTTTGACCCGGTCCGGCAGAAGGCCGCCGCCAAGCGGTTGGCCAAGGAGCTGAATTTTTCCGCGAGCGAAATCATGACCATGTCGTACAGCGACATGGTCTGGTGGCTCGCGCCGTGACAAGGAGGAACCTATGGCGAACACACAAGTGTTCACCCTCGGGCTCGGCGTCACCGTCATCAACCCCCTGGGCCTTGCCATCGAGCAGTTGCGCCGGGATGTCGAACGTCTGCGCAGGCAGGCCGACGGCACCCGGCTGGGCCGGCTGATCGGCGAAGTGATCAGACTGGGGTCGGAGCTTGACAAGTTACGCCAGGTCGAACGCCAGCTGGCGCTTGATCAGGAGCAGCAACACGAAGTCCAGATCGCCCGGGTGGGAGATGAGGCCGAGGCTGTCGAGCGTTTGCGTCAGCACTACCAGATGCTCGACCGCGTAATCGCCGGGTTGGCACGGTTGCAGCCGTTCAAGGCAGGATTGGAGCTCAAGACTTTCCGCACTTCGAACTCTGTGACAACGGAGCAGCACAGCACTGCGGCAAATCAGCAACCAGACGCTGGCGTGCCGGCCAAGGCAGCTTCGCCTGAGTTCAAGGTCTCTCTGGCCAGAGGCGCGCTGGTGGCTGCAGGGCTGGGACTGACCGCGTTGGTGGGCCGCCGTGTCGGCCGTTCAGTCGTGCAGCGCCAACCTCGCAACACCCAGCGAAGGATCGCCAGGGTAGCCGGCAAGGAATGGCAGGCGCATCGCGTCGATGCCATTGGCAAGCTCGGCAAGGCGCTGGTCGAAGGCGAGACGGGTGAGGAAAAGGCGCAAGGCGCTGGCGCTGCGGTCGGAGAAATCGGCGGCCGTGTGCTGGGGTCGGTACTCACCAGGCTGACCACCAGCCGGATGGCCAGACAGCATGGCGGCAAGGCCGGTGCCTACCTCGGTGAGGTGTTCGGCAAGCTCGTCGCAGGCAAGCTGTATGGCTGGGTGGCCCAGGACGCCAGCGCCCACTCGGAGGCGGAGGCGACGCCTGGCGGTACCACTGCGTCAGGCGCTGGCCAGCCCGACGCGCCAGCGCAGGTGTCACCGCAACGGGCTTTGACCAGAGGCGCGGCGGCCGCCGCCGTGCTTGGATTGACTGCATTGGCTGGCCGCCGTGTCGCTCGCGCAATCGTGCGGCGCCAACCCCACAACACTCAGCGAAGGATCGCCAGGGTCGCCGGCAAGGATTGGCAGGCGCGCCGCGTCGATGCTCTGGGCAAGGTGGGCAAGGCGCTGGTCGAGGGCGCGACAGGTGAGGAAAAGGCCCAAGGCGTCGGTGCTGCGCTCGGCGAGGTCGGTGGGCGAGTGCTGGGCGGTGTACTGCCCAAGCTGACCAAGAGCAGATTCGCCAGAAAGCACGGCGCTGCAGGCGGTGCTTACCTAGGGGAGGCCTTGGGACAAATGGCAGGCGGTGGTCTGTTCAATTGGGCAACCCAGCCAGTTAATCCACAGCCTCGGAGTACGCCTGCTGCCACAAAGCAGGGTGATGCAGTGACTGCGCCGTCATCTATAGGGCAGATGCCTGAAACGGCGCTGCTCGAAGCTCAAGGCTTGTCTTCGCTGCTTCCTGAAGGTGCAGGCACGCTGTTACCCGGTATTGGCAAATTGCTTAAGAAAGTGCCGGGTGCTGCGTTGCTCGATGCATCCGTGCAGATGGTGGACACCTACAACAGCGCTGGCACATCCGCCCAGAAGCTGGAGGGCTACAGCAGCGCTGCTGGGGGGCTGGGCGGGACATTGGCAGGTGCCGCAGCCGGTGCTGCGATCGGTTCGGTGGTGCCCGTGATCGGTACTGCCATCGGTGGCCTGATCGGTGGCGTGCTGGGCGGCATGGGCGGCGAGTCTGCGGGTGGTTGGCTGGGGCACACGGTGGCCGCCATTACCGGCAACGATGAACCTGGTTCGAACAGGGAGGCTGCCAGTCAGCCCGCGCCGCCGCCCTCTGTATCAGCGCATCCCTCGCAGGCAGTCACAACGCCCACTTTCGACCAGCAGTTCACCTTCACCGCCAACATGCCGGTGACCTTCAACAACAGCTTCGACGACCCGACCACCCTGCAACAACTGGAAGCCATCGCCCGCCGCGTGCTCGACGACCTGATGCGTCAAGCGCGCTCGGTGCAGATGGCCGATCAACCACAGCCATGAGGAGGACCCATGACCTACCTGGAACAGTTGCAAGGCGGCTTGCATGCACTGGTCAAGGCGGGCGAGGAGGGGCGTCGGCGTGCCGACGCCATGCTCGACCCGATGAACCAGGCGGTCGGCCATGCCAGGGAGGCGGCCAGCGAGCTCGAAGCCCTGCCATGGATCGGCCCGGAAATCGGCAGGCGCCTGCAACGCACGATGCGCGCCATTGACTCGGCGACGCAGCGCGTCGACAAGGTGATTGCCAAGTACGACCAGACCCTCGACGTGGTGCGTAAGGTGCGCGACCGCGTCGATGCTTTCGCCGAGCACCTGGGCAAGGCCGGGGCGGCCATTCGGCGGGTGATCGGCGATGTGCGTTCGGTCGCCAGCGGTGTGCTCTCGACCTTCGGCTTCGCACCGCAGGTCACCCCAGCGGCAGAAGCGATCAAGCCCTTCCCGCACCTGCTGGTACTGCAGCCACTGAAGGCCAATGCTGCGCCCTATTACTTCAACCTCGACACCGCTGCCTTCGACCAGCTGCGCCGGCAAACGCGTTTTCGCTGGGCCGGGCAAGAACGCTTGAACCGCGCAAACGCCCAGCAGGCGGTGAGCCTGGGCGAAGAAAGCATCAGCATCCGTGGCGCCATCTTCCCAGGTTTCAAGGGCGGATTGGGCCAATTGCAGGCGCTACGCGGCATCGGCCGGCAGCTGCTGCCGCTGTCGCTGACCACAGGTTACGGCGAAGTGCTCGGCACCTGGTGCCTGACCAGCATCGAGGAAGAGCAGGGCGCCTTGCTGGCCGGCGGCATTCCCCGAAAACAAGGGTTCTCACTGGAGTTCGTCAGCTATGGACAAGACCTGCAAAACGTCTGAGGGGGATGTGCTCGATACTCTCTGCCATCACTATTACGGGCACCTCGACGGCAGCGTCGAGGCGGTGTTGCAAGCCAATCAGGGGCTGGCCGACGAGGCCCAGCCGTTTCGCACGGGGGTGACGATCCGCTTGCCGACGCTGGCGCTGGTCACGGCCAACGTCGTGCAATTGTGGGGCTGATGCCATGCAACCCGTATTTCGCATCCAGGCCGATGGCAAGGACATCACTGCGCTGATCAACGACCGCCTTTTGCTGCTGCGTACCACCGACAAACCCGGCATGGAATCGGATGACTTCGAGCTGCGCATCGACGCCCGTGACGGTGCTGTGGCGTTGCCAGCGCGCGGTGCGCTGATCGAGCTGCATCTGGGTTACGCCGACCAGCCGCTGACCCGGCTGGGGCGTTACACCGTTGATGAGGTCGAACTGTCCGGCCCTCCCGATACCCTGGTGATTCGCGGCAAGGCCAGTGATCTGCGTGGCAGTGGCCGGACCATTCGCAGTGGCAGTTGGGAGGCTGTGCCTTTGCAGCGCATCGTCGCCGAAATCGGTGCGCGCAATGGCTGGCAGGTGGTCTGCCCGGTATTCGTCCAGATACCGCGGGTCGATCAGTACAACGAATCGGATTTCAATTTCATCACACGTCTGGCCCGCCAATACGATTGCACCGCCAAGCTCGCCGATGGGCAGCTGCTGGTGCTCCCGCGTCAGGCCGGGCAGAGCGCCAGCGGCAAGCCCCTGGGCGTGGTTGGTACCGGCCGCAACGAGGTCAGCCAGTGGCATTTCCGGCTGGATGACAAAGCTGCGCGCAAATCCGTGCGCACCCGTCATCAAGACGCTGCCAGTGGTGAGTCGAAGATTGTCGAGTTGGTTAACGAGGAGGCTGTTGACGGCCAGCGGCCGGTGCATACCGACCGTCATCTCTACCCCAACCGCGCGGCTGCCGAGCAGGCGGCCAAGGCGCGTCTGGCCAGCTTCAACCGCGATACCGCCCAGGTGCGCCTGGACTTACCGGGGCGTACCGACCTGTTTGCCGAACGCAGCATCGACCTGCAGGGCTTTGTCGATGGCCTCGACGGGCAGTACCAGATCGATTCGGTGGAGCAGGTGTTCACCGCATCGGGCTGGCGCACCACGGTGCAGGGCAATGGCGGCAAGGCTGGCAAGGTACAGGCGAAGGGGGCAGTGCCCCGCCGTCAGGCCGCGATCAAAGCTTGAGGGACGATACAGGGAAGGAGCCAGATATGCTCACTGAAACGCAATTGCTACAGATTCTGCCGAACGCCCGCCCTGTTGCGGGCGTTTTTCTTTCGGCACTCAATGCCAGCCTGCCGCGCTGGGAAATCGACAACCCCAAGCGGGTGGCGGCGTTCATCGCCCAGGTCGGTCATGAGTCCGGCCAGTTTCGCTACGTGAAGGAACTGGGCAGTGACCGCTACCTGGCGCGCTACGACACCGGCAGCCTGGCCTTGCGCCTGGGCAATACGCCGCAGGCCGATGGCGATGGCCAGTTGTACTGCGGGCGCGGCCTGATCCAGGTCACCGGGCGCAACAACTATCAGGCCTGCAGCCGCGCGCTGTTCGGTGACGAACGCCTGCTGGCGCAACCTCAGTTGCTCGAGCAGCCGCGCTGGGCCTGCGAGTCGGCGGCGTGGTTCTGGCATTCGCGTGGGCTCAATGCCCTGGCGGATCGCGGCGAGTTCAACCGCATTACGCGCCATATCAATGGTGGGCTCAATGGCTTGGAGGACCGTCTCAAGCTCTGGGCTCGGGCGCGTGAGGTGTTGTGTTGAACCGACTGCGCGTTGGCCTTGGCGCATTGCTATTGATGCTGTTCGCAGCACTCGCCTGGCAGGTACAGGGCTGGCGCTACGGGCGGCAACTGGCGCAGCTTGCGCAAGCACAGGCTGATGCCGAGGCTGCCCGGCTGCTCGCCGAACGCGGCCAGCGCCGGGCAGTTGAGCAACGCCTGGAAGAAAGTGAAACCCGTCATTTCAAGGAGCTTGATGATGCGCAACAGTCTCAGGCTCGCCTGCGTGATCGCCTTGCTACTGCCGATCTGCGCTTGTCGGTCCTGGTCGAACGCGGCGCCGTCTGCAGCGCAGTGCCAGCCACCGCCGGCGCCAGCGGCGTGGATCATGCAACCGTACGCGCCGGACTTGAGCCGGCGCATGCTCGACGAATTATCGCCATTACCGATGAAGGGGACCGGGGGTTGATTGCGTTGCGGGCTTGTCAGGATTATGTGCGCAAGCTGTATGCCGATTGA